GGATAAGAGCTTCTATCCATCGCAAACGCTAGAGCCGTGCCTTCGTCCATTCCGGCTTTGCGGCAAGCGTCATACACTTCTTTGGCAGCAATAGCCCAGAAATCCAGCTTAGTAAGGATTGGCTCCTTCGTCGTTTTGCGACGTTTTGCCACCTTCTTCGCTGGTTTCTTAGCGCGCTTTCTTGTTGCCACTTCTAGCCACCTTTGCTGAGAGGGCTAATTCTAACTGAGACTCCATCTTGTCTAGGCGCGACACAATGGGCAGATTCTCAAGTTTTATGATGTATCTAAGTCCGGCAATGAGAAGGCCGATAGACCCCAGCACAGAGGCAAGGGTCGCAGCGAACTCAGAGACTTGCATTATTTGATTTTGCCGTAACGCTCGTAATTAGGGTTAAGCCAGTTAATGATGCTAGGCAAGACTGATACTAGCGCCGCATTTGCAATTGCGTCGAGATCCCAGCCCACCGCTAGGTATGTCGCTAGAGCCGTCGCGAGGAATGTTTTCCCCCAGCTTTCCGCCATCAGTTTGAATTCTTTCATTTCTATCTCCTTCGAGGTCAAACCAGCTGCCATCTTTGTCTCCCAAAGTTGTAAAGCTAATATGGAAATGCGACCGGTGAGGGTTAGCACCCCTGTATTTTCTGCGCTTCCAATTCATAATCGGACTCATAATTTTGCCGTCGTAAATAATGTATTTGATTCTCTTATCGCCTCGCTTGGCGCACTTGCGGATTTTCTCTACAAGGGCATAAGCCTCTTCTTTGTGAGCGCCAAGATCAGCATCTAAATCTAATGCGCGGACAATTCCGTTTTTGTCGGGGTTATGATCCGATTTTCTGACTGAATGACGGGTATCGCCCAACCACCCATCGCTCTTACGATCGCGATCCATATACATATCGTCCACTTGCTCGCGCAATTGAATACCAGCCTTGCACAACTTAGCCAAGCAGCACCGCAGCTTCTTCGGCGGTTAGTCCGAGCTTAGCCAAAATCTCAGCGCGAGCGGCTTCTTTAGCAGCTTTTTCTTCTTCCTCACGGGCTTTCTGTTCTTCAGCCTGTTGTGCTGCTAGTTCCATCTCAGCGATTTCTTCAGCGGTTAGTTCAATTTCCTCTACCGCACCTGTTGAGCAATCTACTACGAGTTTGGTTGCCATTGTTTTCTCCTTATGAGTTCTTGATTCCGTAAAGCGTAGCGGTTGAGTGTTGGACAAAATTTCCAGTTCCGCAAGTAAATGTAATTTGATTTATAGCGGATGAATTAGACCAAAGACCAGCAGCAAATCCAAGATAAAATGAAGATGTTGAATTGTTCTCCAAAACATCATCTATTGAGAATGATTTATTGTTGCTTGATGCGTAGTTTGGTATGTATAAAGAATGGTTAGTAAAAGTTGACGCTGTCGTGGATGTGCCGTTTATGCGCCACATATCAACATAAGTTGTATTTGATGTTGTTGAACTCACTGTGCCATCGGCACCTCTAACTTCCCTACCTGAATAGGATGAACTAGAACCATTGAATGTCATTTTTATATCAGTTCGTAATCCTGTATCTGTTGATCTTGTGCATAACAGAACATTCAAATCAGTATAAGTTGCAGGTATGCTTGTAAAATCAATACTGCTTGCCCCACCAGCCCCCACAGTTACAGTTGCTATTGCTTCATAAGTAGTAGCCATTATGCCGCCTTGATGCCGTAGAGAGTGAAGGTTGAGCCTGAAGCGTAATTATTAGTGCTAGTGGCAATAGTTATGCTGGTGACTGCGGACGTGCTGCGCCACAAATGCACATTTGCAGTTGTTTCAGAACCAGCGGCAGCAAAACGACTAAGCGCAGTTTTGTACGTTGTCGTATTTGAGTAGTTCATAAAATGAGAAATATAAGTTGTCCAAGCGGCATTTAGAGATGCTCCTGTTTGAACTACTAACATTGCCGTTTGATTACTACTGCGATTAGACACTGCGCTGCTACCATCACCGCTCAATGCGGTTGTAGAGTAACTGCTTCCTGTATCAGAGTTTAAGGTGATTCGTAAATTTGCGTTTCCGCCTGAACCGCTTACATTGGATACCAAAACCAAATCAGTATAATTACCACTAATGCTAGAGAATGTAACGCTGCTCTGTGCGCTACCTAGCGTTGTCGTTGCAATTGGTTCGTATGTTGTAGGCATTATGCGCTCTTAATTCCGTATAGGGCGAAGTGGGAGTATTGTTTGAAAAGATTGCTTCCAGCGGGATAAATTTTTATGGAAGTGATTGCATTGGTACTTTGCCATAAACCTGAGCGCAATAATATGTACCCTGCGGTGTTACCATCTGAACCATTTAGAGAGCGCATAGTTTTATGTTTATTTGTATTTGCATAATCTAATATTTCAGCCACAAATGCACCCGTAATATTTGCGTCACTCGCTTGAACGTAACCTATTTGCATAAAACTTGTTGATGAAGATGCGCCAGCACTTGCACTACTTCCCTGACCGAAAAGCTCGTGCCAAGCATAATTTGACCCTGTATCGCTATTAAATTGAACGCGGATATTTTGCTGACCGTTACACAACATATTTGCTCTAATTTGAAGATGTGTATAGGTGCTTGGAATAGAAGTAAATTCTACACTTGATGCCGTTGAACCTGTTACTGTCTGAGTAGCGATAGACTCAAAATCGCCTGCGGCTACTTGGGTAGAGCTGGCTAAAATACCTAATATTGGCATTATGCAAGGTCACCAATAATCGTGAACGTATTGCTTGCGGTGCAGATAATGGTGCAAGCTGAATAGCGAGTGCGTAATTTGGGAGCAGATGCGGTTGCACCTGTTGAAGTTATTGTGACACCTGCGCCTTGTGCGAAGGTAACTTGACCTACACCGATTTGCTGGAGATGGATTTCATTACCAGTTGAGAAAACAGAAGGTGGGACTGTGACTGTAATGCCTGAAGCATTGGAGCAGGTGACTAACTTGCCAAGATCAGCAGCAACAAGGGTGTAAGTGGTTCCCGTCTGAGCGTTAAAGCTGAGGGTTGTGTCATCTTGTTCAGTCCAAGTAAAATCTAAATCTGTATTTGAGGCTTTGGCTAATACCTGTCCAGTTGTGCCGCCTTTGAGATCAACGAAAGAAGTATCTATCGAGTTGCCCAAAGTGCGCATCGCCAGAGCGCCATCTTTGACGAGATCTGTATCGTCAGGGGTTTCCCACCCGAAGTTTGTTGTTGTTGCCATTAGCTGATTACTCCTATCGCGTCTTGCCATTCTAGCGTATTAAGTATCGTATTCCACGTTTCTGCCGCGTTCACTTGATCCCAATTCTGGGCTACTGCGCTGAACTCAGTCGGTGATGCGGTGAAAGTCAATGAGAGGCCATTAAGGGTGCTAGTCCAAGTCCAACCCTCGATATAACCGGTAAATTCGCCGCCGTAGATATTGATGGGCAGATTGGTTATTTTGACCGGCTGGCCCATAAATACATTTATCAAGGCATCTCGGTCGGCGTCAGTCATTTCGGGATTTTGCAGCGGAAAGGTTATTGAATCGAATAGTGGACGCGGATAAGCGCGTAGGGCCACTTGGCGATTCACTATGTTTTGAGCGTCTGTCGCATCGTGAACCAGCGAATTTTCTTGGACTGAATAAAGGCCGTAAAGGTCTATCGAATCCTGATCCGTCGCACTCTTGGAACTATTGAAATTGTTTCCATAATTGATTTGATATTTATTGATTATCTTGCCCGAGCGAATAGATTGCTTAATACCAGCTGCAAAAGCTTCTCGCGCGTCTAATTCGGTGTATCCGTTGGCAAGTAGGTAAGTCTGCCGGTGTGCCGCATCAGCGTAACCAATTTCTCCATTGGCGTTTTCATAAATATATCCAAGAGCTGAGTTGGCGATTTGGGTGACGATTGAATAGTAATCAATTGGGCTAGCTGAACGTTGTTCCATTTCATATTGACCCGGACGATCTATATCCCCAAGTCCAACGTCACCAGCATTTGCCCAAGTCGTTGTTGGGTCAAAACTGCTCCATTGTTGCGCAGGACTAATTTCATTCCAAGAGGCTAATAGCAAGTCGCTTAGAATTGTAAAGATTTGATCTCCGTCATCGTCTTGGGCAAGGCTAGAAGTCCAGATGGCTTTGGAAAGTTTAGATAATGCGCCTAAAGCGACAATCTGAATCTGCGTCACATAAGCGACTTCACCAGCGGTTCTAACGCTAGTCGAAACGTCGCTGATGCGTCCGCCGAATAAGCTCACCCAGTTGCCGCTTGTATTTTTGACTTCGAGGGTTACGCCAGTATTAACGCTCCAATCATAAAATGAGTTCGTTGCATTGATGAGCTGCAAATTGCAATAACCGGCTTGCGCTTGAGTATTGACGTCGGTGCGTCCAGAAGTAGCGGTAAAGCCGACAAGGGTTAAATCTGTGGCATCTGTGCCGTTAATTAAAACGCGATACTCGGGCGTCCAAGCTGTCATAACTCTTGTCTAATTCCAAACAACTGGCTTCCGCCGCCAGTTCCGCGAGAGTTTGAATTGTTGAGAGCTGAGACAACTGCTCGAGTAAAGCCTTCTTCATCAATTGCGCTAGGGGCATTGACGTTAATGGTTACAGGGGCGATTCCTTGAGCATCTGCCAATCTTGAGAATCCGCCAGAGGATACTGTGATAGGTGCGGCTGATCCGACTGGAACGCTTGGCGTCGAGGCCGCAACTCTGGGAGCGGTTGTGATTGGCGTTGTAACAGTGGTTGTAGGCGTTGAAGGTGTTACGTTAGCCGAACCGCTTGATGGTGGAATGATTGATGCGCCGCCAAATGGCAGGCTTGCCGTTGGAACGCTTCCAGTCCTCGAAGTGGTTGTTGTGGAGATATTAGGAATCGTTGAAACGTTAGGGAGAATGGGAATTGAGTTGTAAGCGCGGATAATCTTATTAACTGCGTCAATAACGTCATTAGCCAATTCTTTAACTTTGCTGGTGACTGTGCCAATGATGTTGATGATTCCAGCAATTGTGGCTCCGACTGATTTAATTGCGCCTACTAAAGCCGTTTCAAAAATGGGGACTAAATAGGTTTTAATGAAAGACCATAAGTCGCGCAAAGCTGCTTCGTTATTCTTAAAGGCTTGAACGATTGGATCAATGGCTGCTCGCTTAGCCTCTTGGAACTTAGGAATGAGAACGTTCACAACGTAATCAAGAAGTCTCTGAATGACTGGCAATAATTGAGCGCCAATTGCTTCTTTGGCCTCATCAAAGCCCACTCGCAATCTAGCAATCTGACCTTCAAAAGTATTGGCTTGTGTAGCAGCTGCACCGCCAAAGGTTTGACCTAATTGGGTTACTGCGCCCTGCAATCCCATCGTTTTGATTTCGGCGGCTGATAAACCAATCCCTAAACGAGCCAGAGAAGCCGTGTTACCTTCATAGGCTTTACCTAATGCGTTGGAAACTGTCTCAACGTCTTTGCCGGTGGCGGCTGAAATATCAAGGGCAAGAGTTAATAGTTTTTGCGATTCGGAAACTGATCCTGTGGCTGTGGCGAGTCTTTGAAGGGCTGGACGCAACTTATCGTCTGCTACGCCAGTAGCCAGAGCGGTTTTACTTATCTGCTCTTCAACTGCCGCAATTTGGGCTTCTGTGGCCCCTGTGACGTTCTCTAAGGCTAGGGCTAAGCGCTTCTGTGCAGCTTCATCCTCTATCGCCGCTTTGACGCCTTCGATGGCTAATTTGCCAGCATAGGCAGCAGCCGCAGCAGCGGCAGCAGCAAAAGCCGCAGCAGCGACCTTGCCCATTTTAGTTGCTTTATCGCCGAACGATTCAACTGTATCTTCGCCTTTTTTCATATCCGTGACAAATTGCTTTGTCTCGGCGAGGATCTCGAGTTTTAACGTGCGCCAGTCTTTAGCCATTTACGCAGTCCACTTCTTTACGACTTTATCCATCGCATCAATCCATCGAGCTGTTAATTCAGGCTGAATTTTGCGAAGGGTTGGATATATAAACCAACCTCTTGATCCGGCGCCATATTTTCCGGAATAGCTAGGGAATTGTTTGTATTTACCCGTAGGATCACCAAATTCCAATCCACCCCAAAGTTGTTGCGTTGTCGCCCCACCAGAAAAACGTTGAGAAGCAAACCCGAACGAGATTCGACCTGTTTTTGAAGTGTTGCTGACTTTTGCGCCATCAACGACTCTTTGAACTGCTTTTGCTGATACTGTGCGGCCATAACCCGCTTGCTTAATTTCATTAGCCGCATAAGAAGCCAAAGCATTAGAAGTCGAGCGAGCTTCTGCAATTGCTTCGTCTCCCATCAAAGAAAAGGCTTTCGCTAGTTGTCGGAGTTCGCGTTGTGTGTAAGGACTTAAACCTTCATCTGCCACCTTTGCGCTCCTTCAATATCTCAATTGCTGTTAATACTTGCTCGATGTCCGTCCACTCGCTCATTGGGATTCCGGTCGCTATTGCGACTTCGACAAGAAGCCGATTTACGCTTCCGGACTCGTAGCTTTTGGGCTTTCATCTCCAATCAGCATTTCATCAATGGACAGTTCCCAGATTTCCTGAGACTTAGTGGGCTTTCCTGCCGCTTCGCGCTTGTAAGCGTAATAAGCAAGATCTAAGAAGTCCGCTTGCTGATAAGCCGATATATCCTTCATCGAATAAATGGACTTGCCAGTTTTGCGTTCCCACTTAGCCCACTCGGGTAAGCCGGCTACATAAGTAACCGACTCGCCCGTGTTGTATTTAATTGTTATTGATAACTTCATCTCCCGATGCTCCGATCTCTTAGCTGAAGGTCTCTGTTACTTCACCCTTTGCTACTTTGAAGGTGAAGGATACTGTTTGTGCATCAATTCCTGATCCGCCAGCTGTTGGGAATTCTGGAAGGATTGGAAATACGAATTGTGCGCCGGTAGCGGCGGTGAGAGTGATATTGATGTTGGTGTCTGGTGCGCTCTCTGCTGCTGTCCAGAGTGCTTCGCATACAGAGTTAGCCTTACCCCAGTCTGCCAGCATATCAAGTTGGAAGGTGCCTTCGATATTAACTGTTTTGTAAGCCTCACCATCGAGAGTCTGATAAGTCTCGCGAACGTTGGTCTTTGTCAAAACAGCGTTTGTCGCTTGGGCTTCAATATCTGTTCCACCTGTGAAAGATAGCGAAACGTCGCGACCAGTAATAACTACTGTTGCCACTTTTTCTCCTTAGTTAGTCTGTGTGTAATAGGTGGAAACGCGAATATCTGCAACCAATAAATTGACTGCACCCACTTGCGTTACCGATGGCCGCTCTACTGGGCCGACTGTGTAGCCGTCCGGTATTACTGCCAAAACTGAAAATATCAGCTGCTCGAGATTGTCAAGAGAAGCTGGGTTGGAAAGATAAGCGACTCCGCAAGTAATTGTCATATTGATCTTGGCGTGAATTGTTGAGTCATTGATTGTGTTCAATTCGAGATAAGGTGAATCTGGAACAAGAATAACCGCTGGAACTTGCACAGCTTCGGGAACGTAACTATAAACATTGGCCGAAACAGAGGCGAGTGCAGTTGCCAGCGGTGTCCGGATAGAAGATAAAACTGTCGAGGCAGGCATTAACCCACCATCGCATCGGTATCAAGATAGGGGCCAAGAAGGCCAGTTACCTTTGCCAATAAATTCTTAGAAAGTCTGTAAGGTGTAACTGCAAAATCTATTCCTTCAATGGATCCGCCAGCAGCTGTTCTGGCTTGGAAGATTTCGACAGAAATAGCCAATACTGCAGCTTCGACGTTGGCATTTCCCACATAGGTTGACGCGCCAGAGAGCGCAGCGTTTCCGGCTGGGATAATGTTCTTTTCCAATACGTCAGCATTTGTGATGGCGGCGGTAAATACATAGGGGCCAATTAAATCATTTGTAATTGTGTGAGTGCCGTTAAATGGCGCTCCGACACTTGTGATAACAACCGATTGACCTTCGGTGAATTCGTGAATTGTCGCGGTGTGAAAATAAGCGACATTGTTTTCTAAATAAACTTTATCTACTTTGCTCTGGAAGGTAACAAGCATTGGCAAAACCAGATTCTCACTTGCATCAACAATATCTGCCAAGTAAGCGTCTGAATAAAGGGACGACGAGACGCCAAGAATCGTGCGAAGCTCTGTGGCTGTGACAATTGTTGGCATCTCGTTTTCCTTTCGATCTAGAGGGTGACAGGCCAGCTCGGGAGCGGACTGGCCGTCACTTTTGCAGTTCTAACTAGAGAACCATCCAGCGGTAAGCGCCAGCGCCGACCTTTGTAGCCAATGCGCCATAGCCGTAGTAGGCAACTTCGATTTGACCATTGAGAGCGACGTTTGTCTGAAGACGGAAACGTGAGGACTCATACCAAGTGTATGCATCTGGGTTGATAACGATGATGGTGTTATCGCCAACGCCGGAACCTGTTGTGAGGTTACGATCAACGCGGAAGTTCAATCCTAGAAGGTTGCCAGTTGCGGAACCTGCTCCGAGATTTCCACCCTGATTCATATTGCCAATCAAGTTCTGGTAAATCGGACGTCCTGCATCTGCGAGATTCTGAATTGCGCCCCATTGCTGAGGTGATGCGATGATGTTTTGTGCGAATCCGAGAGTATTAGCGTAGATTGAAACGCCAGCATCGGATACGAAGTCAAGAAGGCCAGCAGCGTCGAGAGTGCGGTTTCCGCCGTCAGTTCCGCCGGCGATAAGGCCGGTTACAACTGCAACGTCGGTTGCCTTTGCGTATGCGTATTCCATTTGACGAACGAGTTCATCAAAGAACGCAGGTGAGCTTCTGTCGAGAAGTTCTACGCTGAATGTTTGACCGCCGGCATACTTTTTAACGGACACAGAAAGGAATTCATTTGTCATTCCTGTTTCATCAATTGCAGCAGCTTCGGCTTCTTCTCCAACAGTTGGAACTGCGGTGATTTTAGGAATTTCGAAGCTCATCCCTGCATCTGGTAGAACGCCGCGAGATACTGAATCAACAGCTGGGCGATCTGCGTTTGAAAGTGGGTTGATGATTTCTGTCAATTGACGGGTTGGGATGAGACCAGCGTTATTGCTTGTGGTGTCATCTGCTGCCATAACGTACTGGCGTGCAACGTCATCTCCGAGCTTTGCGCGAACGCTGTTCTCGAGATATTTAGCCTTTGTGAACTCAAGGCGAGGAGTGGTGAAGAACGCTGGGCGTGATGCCGCAACTGTTTCCACCTTAGCAGCTTCTACCGTTTCTTCGGCAGGAGCTGGAACGGTAGTGTCTGACACTTGTTCTCCTTCGGTTGGGTTGTCTGCTTCAGCGGTTGCCGGAGCAGAATCTTCTTTAGGTGCTTCGTTCTCGGAAGCTGCGACTTCGCTAACGCGAGCGCTGTCAATTGCTGGATCAGTTACGAGGGAAACTTCATCAAGGGTTGCGGAAGTAATCTGCATAACGCCTTTGTTGTTTGTCCATTCGTTAATTTGTGCGCCGACGCTGAATCCATCGCGTAGGCCCTCGGTTGCCTCAACTAGCGCATCTTCGCCAGCCATTGTGTTAGCAATCTTAAATGTAGCCACAATGCCATTGGCGGTTACTTCGTGGCTCATCAACTTGCCAATTGGGCGAGTGCGATCGTGCTCAAGAAGCAATTTAACTGGCTTCATTTCAATTGAATCGGAAGCGAACACAGTTGGGCCAACTGAAGTGTTGCCCTGCTCGTTCCAAGTAACGATGGTGCCGCTGATGGTGCGCTTTACAGTATCGGCCGCCGTAACGGTCATTGGCATATTGATCTTCATCGGATCAAGTCCTCTTCTTCTTGGATTTGCTCAACGCTCATCGCGCCGATGCGGTTTAGGATTTCATACACTTGCGCTCTTTCCAAAGGATTGCCGCGCAAGAAGTCATCAAGGTCGAAACGCACTTCGGTCGTTGTTGGAACGAAGTCTGGCATTGATAAACGCTTCTCAATTGCTGTGAGTAATGGGCGAAGTGAGAAATCAACCAAAGAGCGCCGCTCACTAATGGAATTTGAGTAAGTCATCGAAGTAGTTTCGGCGCTCAGGAAGTACGCTGGAATTCCAGCTGCTCGAGCCAATTCTAATGCGACGTACTGACGCGCCTCAGCCAATTGCAAAGATTTCGGATCATAACCAAATTCTTTTAGATCAACGTCTGCATTGAGGAAAGCCGTTGAACGAGTTTGACGAGCTGTGCGCCAAGCGGTGAGAAGCGATGAAACTCTTTCAGCTGTCAGATTCGTGCCGTTAGACTTAAGAACCATTGAAGGGTTCGGCTCTTTTGCATAATTAACGGCGGCGTTTTCAAGATATACGGCTGCACTTACAGTTTTGCCAGCGCGGTGTAAAAATCCTTCGTCATAACCATCAAAGCGAATGATTGAACCAATTCCCGAAGTGGGAACGTCCATTCCATCAACTTTGTATGACTCAATCATCGTGTTGCGGAAATTTGTATCTACTGTGACGCGATCTGGGCTAACGCGAGTCCAAGCGCGAACTTTGCCACCATCGGTGACTGAATACATATCGAGAACTTGTCCATAACCAACGCCATAAAGCCAAATATCCTCAGCGAGCCAAGTGTAAATAAGACTTCCGGGAACTCGTGGGTCTGGTTGGTTAATAACGCGAAGTGGATCAACGTGTTCGCCGGTGAGCTTGTTATATTGCTCGAGAGGGAGCGAGCCGGTCGTTCCGCAGATAATATTTCTGGCGCGGGCAATGCTTGGGACGGACATAGCCAATTGGCGAGTTGTATTTGTAGCTCCGCCGAGAATGTTATAGACGGAATCGCTAATTTGAACGGGAGTTAGCGCGGCGGTTACATCGCTAGTTTTTTGCGGTGTTTGCGCAGTTACTTGTGGAAAGAAGAAATCTCTGATAGCACCCATTGAGCCTTTATTGTAAAGGGTCTGTGCTACAGAATTACTATATCCGCACCATCATTTGATTTAGTGGCGTAATGAGTCGCCATAGCTGAGGCAACCGCTCCACAGATAATTGCATTTGAGACTTTACGGCCCATTACCCATCCGCCATCACCGAAAGGCAACTTGACAGCGGATAGGCATTGTTTAGTCAGTTCATCTTGTCCCGAGTGAACTAACCGCTGAGATGAGATTGCTCCCAGCAACTCATCGCAGCTTTGGGCGTAGTCGAGACCATCTATTGGCTCAGTTCGGATTCCTGCCGGTGCTAATCGCGCAGCAACGGCTGAAGCAGTTCTCGCTGAATAGGCAACGAGTTGGACTGGATACTTACGCACCCAATCGGCTAAATCATTAGCCAGAGACTTATCGTCGAGATTAGACGGATTGTGCCAAGTTTGCAGAAGAATAACTTGGAACTGATCTCCCTCGAGCTTCTGACTAGCGACTAGCGCCGCTTGCTTCCTATCGGGACTGAGATCAATAGCCAGCCAAGTGTCCTTTTCGGGATCAAGTCTGAGACCCTCGACTCGACAAGATTCCCATTGAGACGGGTTAATGACTGGATTGATGGTATCAACCCATTGACATAAAACTTCTGTGCGCACAATATCTTCGGGGTCTGACAACACGGCGCGGATATTGTCAGGATGAACTGTGTAGCCAAGTGACGGATTGGCTTGACAGACACCTAGCCAGAAATCTACTGAGTTGTCGAATTTTAACCCGTGAGGAGCCGACCACTCGAACCAACCAATATCATCAGAGCCGCCGTGAATGGCAGCGTAAGCGCGCTCTTTAAGTTTATTCAGGACTATTGAATGTTGATCTCCGGCATTTGAATAAACCCATATTTGAGGATTTGGGCTAGCCATTTGGGTATAGCGCAAGGCAGACCAAACGTCCTCGTCTTTGTATTCGCGAGCCTCGTCCAAGTGGATAGTTTCAGGTGCGGCAATACCTCGACCCGCTGAGTTATTGGCTCGGACGATATAACGACGGCCTTCGGTGAATTGCAATTCTTGAAATCCCTTACTTTCCAGCTTCTTAGTAAATTCGGCCGCTAGTCTAGGAGTCTTCTCAATGATTCCGTAGATTTTGTAAAACAATTCGGCTGAGGTTGTCAGCTTGTGAGCTGTATGAACTTGTAATTTCTCTTTCAAAACGTAGATTCTAAATAGAATTTGAAGCGCCATAAAGGTTGATTTGCCTTGTTGTCGGGCGCATAACAAGGTAACAACTGGGTGAGCCCATCGGCCGTCCGGCTTGTATTTAAGCGAGTGATGGG